GCCGACCCATTTTTCCTGCGTGTTCTGATCGACACCTGTAAACGGGTTCAGCCTGACGCCATCAACTTCGTCGGTGATGTGTTTGACCTTCCCGAATTTGGCAAGTACAGCGTTGATCCTCGCGAGTGGGATGTGGTCGGGCGCATCAAGCATGCACATGACAACATTTTTAGACCATTGCGCGAAGTCTGTCCCAATGCGCAGATGGACTTCGAAGAAGGCAACCATGAAGCTCGGATGCTGCGTCATCTTGCCGACGCAACGCCAGCCATGAGAGCCGTGCTGTCTGATTTGCACGACTTCACGGTAGGCAAACTTCTGGGCCTTGACGAGTTCGAGATCAATTACATTGCGAAAGCAGACCTTGCTGCATGGACGAAGCGCGACTTTGAAAAGGAGCTGGCGAACAACTACAAGGTGTATTGGGACACATTGGTCATGCACCACTTTCCACATGCACGGAATATGGGCCTGCCAGGTGTCAACGGTCATCACCATCGACATGAGGTGTGGGGCATGTTCAGCCCGATCTATGGCGCGTATGAATGGCACCAGATGGGTTGCGGTCATCGTCGCAGCGCCTCGTATTGCGAGGGCGAAAAATGGCACATGGGCTTTGCCATCATTAACATCGACACGCACACTCGCGCCACAAATTTCGACTATGTGCCGGTGACAGACTTTGCGGTATCGGGCGGCAAATGGTATCACCGCAACTCATTCGAACAGGACGCCTCGGTCGCAAAGGCGCTCATGACTTAATTATAGTTTTCTTATATGGTGAAGGGGCCACGAGTGGGTTACACTTATGGCTCCATCAACCACCAGAGAGCGAAATCTACATGAGCAGAAGTAAGGGTGGCGCACGGGGCGCAAAACCAAGACAACGCGAAAGTAAGAACACGGCAGAAGAGTTCTTTTTGCAAGCATCTCAGGAAGTTGAGATAGTTACCAAGAAGCCGGTAGAGCAACTGAAGGCACGAACCGACTCTCAGCATCGCTACATGAATGCAATCAAGTCCTCCCCTCTGGTGTTCGCGACAGGGCCGGCAGGCACCGGCAAGACATATATCTGCGGCGCAATGGCGGCAGAGGCACTCGACAATAAGCAGATCGACAAAATCATCATCACTCGCCCTGTGGTGGAAGCGGGTGAAAGTTTAGGCTTTTTACCTGGCGAACTTGAAGAAAAGTTCGAACCTTTTTTAGCGCCGTTTCGCGATGTGCTTAACGAGCGTCTCGGCAAGACCTATGTGGACTATCTCATCAAGGTTGGCAAGATCGAGGCGGCGCCACTGGCTTACATGCGCGGTCGCACGTTCAAGAATGCCTGGGTCATCTTGGATGAGAGTCAAAACACCACGCCGGCGCAGATGCGTATGTTTCTCACGCGCATGGGCGAGAACTGCAAGATGATCGTCAATGGCGATATTCAGCAGAAAGACATTTCCGGTATGTGTGGGCTTGAGGACGCTGTGAGCCGTCTGTCCTACATTCCGTCGCTCAAGATTATTCAATTCACGCGACGCGATGTGGTGCGCTGCGGCTTAGTTCAGGAGGTGGTTGAAGCTTATGAGCAGGGTCTTGGGGCCGACGCCCCTATTCGCTACTGACTTGGGCTGACTTGGGTCGACTTGGGCATTCCGACGCTTAACGCTATAAGTTAATACTGTCTATAATAAGATCACTATTTACTATTTGCGAAACGCACGGAATGACCCAAAGACCTACATGGTTGGGGAGCTTTTATGGAGGGAGTCTCGGCTTTCTGAATTACGAAGTTCTCTCAATTCAAAATATACCACAGAAGGATCTCGCCAAAGAAGCGGAGCTGATGAGTGTCAAGTGGTTCGACTATCGCCGGCTACACCCTATGCAGGCGACCTATTACTTTGTGAAATGCTACACCGATGCCTACCGCGACTTCTGTCGCAAGGCAATCAACGCCGAGACGGCCCCATACGTTCGGGCAATCAAGCAGCACGACTTTTTGGAAGCGAAGGAGAAGCTCTCGTTCTGGCGTATGCGTCAACTGTGCGACAGGATGGGTATGCGCTATGACTTCTTTCTGAGCTTTGCGATGTCCTGGCTGCACAAGATGATCGGTGACGGCAAGGTGTACCCGCCGCGCCCCTCGCAAATCATGAATAATGAGGATCTTATTGCTTCAGCAATGCTGGCGTGGGAAGAGCAATGTCAGGTTTCCATGCAGGTCGCGAGCGACCTCTATTATCGCGTGTCAAACTTCACTGGTAGTAGAGATCAGCAGGCGCACGAGGCTTTCGTCATCGGTCAAGTCAAGTCGCGCAACGTGCCGCAATATTCGCTTCATGCTGCGCTCTATCTATACGACGTAGTGAGAGTTGAGGAAGCGTTGCGACACTTTGACGCGAGAGTGGTGAATATGGCAATAAATGAGGTTCGGTTGCCTGATTAGATAAGTCATTACTGACTATAATGTGACGGTGTTTCACTTTCGATTCAATGCTTTTAATTTGATTCAATTCACAAGGAGAATTCTCATGCAGCAAGATCAAATTCGCGCCGACCAACAAGCCTATGCCCGTCAGATCGAAGGAACACTTCATCGTCCTGCCGTAACGCGCAAACCTCTCAAGAGCGCAAATGCACCGAAAGGTCATGAGGCTTTTCTCAAGGCGCTAGAAGCGTCCGGTCAGATCGTTTCCTTTGAAAAGGCCAGTAGCGGCGAGCGCGTGGTCGGCAAGATCAAGACATCCGACAAGTACACCATCAGCGTCATAACTGAGACCGGAACTCGCGTTCTGTTCAAGCATGACGTTTCTGAATTCTTCGCGCCGCGTCAAGCGTCAGCCGAGACAAACTGATATGAGCGTTATGTGCCCCGCGACGGTGGAAGAATCCGTCGTAAAAATGATTGGCGAAAATTTCACTGGTGTTGCGGCATCAACGGAAGCAGAAGTGGAGGCGGAGACAGTCGGCTCGTTCAGTATGGACGAAGGGTTTGACGCCGACTTTCAGACCAAGATCGCGGCATTTGCCTGTCGCGATGACGAGTTTATGCGTCGCATGGCGCACTTGCTCAAGCCAGACTATTTCGAGAACGCCGGCGAAGCCGCGCTGGTGAATATTGCTCTGCGTCACTTTGCTAAATACCGCTGTGTGCCGGATAACGTCGCGATGGCGGCGGCGATTCGCGAAGACGTTACGGCAAAGATCATTCGCAAGGATGTGTTGCCGCTGGTCGTCGCGCAACGCAAGGTTATTTTGCATGACGCGCTGAGAAATCGCGAGTATGTCGAGGACAAGGTGGTTGAGTTCGTGAGACATCAGGCGGTAGGCGCGGCCCTGCTCAAGTCTGTTGATTTGCGCGATAGACGGCAGTTCGACAAGATAACCGCACTGATGAAGGCAGCTATCGACATTGGGCTAAACGAAGAAGGTGACGGCTACGATTACGCCGCCCGCATCGACGACAGAACGACAGAGCGTCTGGACAAAGTGTCAGGCAAGCGACCGCCGCAAGGCATCACAACCGGCATTGCCAAGATGGACGAAATGCTCTATCACCGGGGCTGGGGTCGCAAAGAGCTGGCGACGATCATGGGAATTGCGAAGGCTGGAAAAACGGTGGCTTTGATTAACTTCGCGCAGGCCGCGTCACTGGCCGGCTTCAATGTTCTGTACGTCACGCTTGAGGTCGGCGCAGGCATTATTGCCGATCGCATGGACGCGAGTATTTCGTCGACCATGATGAAGGAGCTGTCGGACAAGATTCACGGCGTTCGCGAAAAGGTCGAAGAGGCAATGGCGAAAGCTGGTCGCCTGATTATTCACGAATACGCATCTGGCACGATGTCGCCCAACATGCTGCGAAAGCTGATTGAGCGCTACAAATCGCCAGGCCGCAATGTTGATGGATCTGTACGTCCGATCACCAAGTTCGATCTGATCGTGGTTGACTACGCTGACATCATGGCGCCCAACTACCGCACCCAGGACACCATCGAGAACTCGAAGTCGGTCTATGTGGATCTTCGTGCGATTGCATTCGAAGAGAATGTGGCAATGCTGACAGCCACGCAGGCCAACCGCGAGAGTTATAGGGCGGCGGTGGTGAAAGCGGAACACGTCGCAGAGGACTTCAACAAGGTTCGGACGGTCGACCTGATGATCTCCATCAACAAGACGGAAGAAGAGGCCCGTGATGGCATTGCGCGACTGTATTTCGCTGCCTCGCGCAACCAGGAGTCCGGCTTCACCATAGTCATTAAGCAGAATTTGGCATGTATGCAGTTTGTTACGTCCGTCCTGCGAATCGAGTAGTTGCCCCTGAGTTTTGCTTTTATCATAGCGGTAATCACAAAGGGAATCGTCATGGAATCGAAAGTTATCGAAGATGCAATCGCCAAGGTTAGAGGCAACGGGTTCTACAGTGGCGCAACTGAGC